CATATCTTATCTGACGTTAGCAGAGAATGTCTTAAGACACTCTCCGCTAATATTGCGACGAATAGCACTGAATAGTGCACTTAATCACCTTGCCAGAGCCTACCGAAATATGGTGCTAGTTTATTAATGGTGATTTTGTGGGGATCCCTCAGGGCTTAATTGCCCGGTTTATAGAGCTACAGGGGGGCTGTAGGAAAAATGATATCAGGTGCAGTGTTAACATCTACATCATCAAGCTCAATGCGATATGCTTTCCACAATTTAAGTTCTGCTGCTTTATCTTGCCCCGCGTCAATTCGGTCTTTAAGCACATCTATTTTATTACTCGCATCCGTCATTAGCTTCGACTTGTCGAGTTTAGCCTGTGTGACACATGAGGATTTGTGCTCTGCAAGTTCCTCCGGGGTGGGGGGTGGTAAATCGACCCATACGGGCCTCCCTATAGCAACACCTAATGTTTTACCTACTGGAGGCGTTTGTCGCCAATATAGAGCTAATTCTTCATCAGTGACGACAACCAGGTTATCTGAGATTTCAGTAGGATAGCTTCCATCGACTGCCATATAGTCAGGAATGAACGTTGCTAGTACTGGACTAAATAAAGCTTTCATATCAGCGTCCTATAACGATGCAGTAGATAGAAACAGATTGGTCTGTTCGCGTATTTTGCACACTACCAGTAATGTTGGGAATTGGGCCGTTAGTTCTGGGAATACCTGATAAATTGGCACTACTCGATAATGGTGTGGCTGTTCCGGCAGTAGCTACTGTCCCGCCCAAGATTTTATTGGGGAATGGGATGGGTAAAGTCCAGCTCCACGGTGACACTGCAGCAACGTTTGGAAGTAAATTTGTTACTAAACACCACTGGATTATTAAACCGCCTGGCACATCTGGAATGCGAATATAGTCATTCTCGGTGAAATCTCTTTTACCAAATATACTCATTAGTCCAATTAGCGAAACCAGCTTATCCGCTGTTCCCACCTGCATTTCCGCATTAGTTGCAATGCCCTTTTTAGCAGCGTCGCCTAAACCAAGGTTTAAGAGAGTCTGCGCAACAGCTGCCGGGCCAGCGTCTTTAATTTCAGATAAGTTGTTAGCTTTCTGTAATGCATCACCGAGCAGTTCAGCTAAATTGAGATTGGACTGAGCTTCAGCCACAGCCTCCGGCCCTGCCGCCGCGATTTCAGCGAGGTTATTAGCAGTCTGCAAATAGGTACTGGCCCCCTCTTTACGCCACACACCAATGTCTAATGCGCCAGTGGGTTCTACGCCGGTATTTTCTGACAATGCAATATAGCTATTGCCGCCGTGACTCACTCTCGCCCCAGCCTGATAGGGGGCATCGGTAAACCAAATTAGCTGCCCAAGGTTTTGCAATTCCTGTAAGGCTAAATCTACCCGGTTATGCCACCAGTTTTCCCATTTGGCTTCTGGAGGATCTTCTGATGCCCCCCCAGCCCAACCACGAGCAATCAGACCATCGCCGGGGCGTTCAAATTGCGCGGGCACACTGGCCCACGGCTGATTAAAGCTGTCTTTTCTTGCCATATATTGACTCCAATTAGATATAAGCGCCCTCGCCGTATGGCTGGGCGTCGAATGTGCCTTTATAGGCAAAGGGATGATGGTTAAAGCGAATCAAACTGGCTTTGACGCCTTGCGGTCTGGGGATTAAATCAAATAGTTGAATAAGCACTAAAATATTGGCAGGGATCTGCTTATCGACCCAGATAGTTTTCATGGTCATATCCTGCCCATCAATGATGGTGGAATTGACATCCAGAATGTAATCAACGGCAGTTTTGATTTCATCCAATGTGGCATTGGTGTTGTTTTTCTGGATCTTGGCTTTGATTAATACTCGATAGAGATAATCTGATACTGGTACTTTGCCGATTTGCTCATGGGGGGCTTTATATGGCGCGACATTATAAGACTGTGCGCCGCCGGTACCGTTATAAGCAAATATTGATAAGTAATCACTACGGATAAGTGGCCGCCCAGTAAATCCGGCAATACGGCCACAAATATCCAGCTGGTCACCCTCAGCATTATCTATATCCAGCAGATTATTGATTTTGTCGATCTGCTCCTCAAGAGAGGATTGGATGATATCCGGTAAGGTATTTATCCACTCCACTAATTTCGGCGCGTTTTTATATTGTAGGTAAATCCGTGATAACGCTTTTTTACGGTGGTTATACATAGACCACCTCGATATTCTCAGCACTCAATATGCCTAATTGGTTAAATTCAATCCTCACCGCACTTTTGTTGACCTCATTAACAGAGGTACCTACAGTGATATCATTCACAAAACCATTACCGGCTACCAAATAATTGACCGGGGTAAATAAGCGACCAGCCCCAATACTTTCACCAATTTTAAAGCCCAATTTAGAAAAACCATTGGTTTGATCAAAGCCGGTAATGCTGTACTCCACAATCGCCTGTTTTATCTCTTCGTCAATAAATTCGCTATTACTGGCGATCTCTACCCGTACATAAATTGGTATCAGTTGGGGCCGAAAAAAGGTTACGGTGATCGGGTTACCTTTTGGGGTAACAGTATCCAACGAGATTTTATTGGGGAAAGTGTTATAACGGTTTAACCCACAACCGGGGCTTTTATTGATGGCAATGCTGTTAATAACATCCTCGATGCTACCGCCATCAACAAATATCGCCATTGAGTGACCGAGCACCCCATTCTCGTCGGCTTGATCCTCAAAGTTTTCATAAATCCGTGCTCGTTTAACATCATCAATATTCACCAGCGCAGCATAAATATTATCAATCTGGTTAGAGCCAGGTAGTGCCACTGATTCATTGCGCCGAATGCGAAATGCGTTATTGGTTTCTTTATCCAACCCCATTGAAGCTGCAGTGTTATTTGTCACCGCTGTAATGCCGCCGATCGGTGTGGCGATAATGGTCAGATTATTACTATTGGCCCCCTGCGCACCTGCCAGCGTACAAGTGGCATTCACTGTCGCATTCCCTGCCGCGTCAGTAACAACATCACCATCGGTCGCCCATAAGGTATTAGTCGCCCTATTTCTGATTAGTGTCCCAGCATTAATCGGAGTAAAAGCGATACCGTGAAAATTAACGGTAGCCGTTGAATAGGTCGCGCTTTTGCGCTTGATTCCGGCAAATGCGGCAATGCGGTCTAATTGCTGGTCAATTGCTGAATTGGGATCGGCGGCGTGATAAGCATTAATAACCGCTTCATCCAGATTGGCTAATGCCTCACACCAGACCGCTATTGCCAGACCATCTGGTGATTCCGGGTTAATATTCCAGCCATCATCAATAGCAAGATAGCGCTGGCGCACAGTATCCAGATATTCACTCAGTGTGGTACCGCTGGCTCCGTCACGATTAATGATTGCCATCAGACAAGATCCTCAGTGAACAAAAAATCAAATGCATCGTTATTAATATCAATCACCGCGGCAAATATCGTAATTTTGCGATTCTTCATATCGAGATCCATTTCAAAGCGGTTAATAGTCAGCACGCCTTTGGCCGCTAATAAGCGCTGTTTAATATTGGCTTCGGCAATATCACGTGAAGTTTTGCCCAATATGCTTTGGAACCACGGCGTTCCCTCAGTGGCATCAAGAAAATACTCGCCAAGAAATAACCGTAGGCAGCAGATCATGGCTTGCCGGGTTTCTTCTTTGCCGCTAGCAAACTGGCTACCGTGGGTAACAATGTCACCATTTTGGAAATTGCGGATCACTGTGCCTCCGGAAACAAAAAGCCCCGGCATAAGCCAGGGCGATAATAGGTAGAATGAAATCAGGATAATGAGGTTATTATGGCCCTTCAGTGCGATCATTACCGCGTTGCACGCCGCCGTGGTCGTGGTCACCGACTTCCAACGCACCAATCGCCAAGCCACCGTGGGTGACCTCAGTACGGCCATTAAGGGTAGTTTGCCCATTATTGGTAAATTCAGGGCCGCTATAACTCATGCCAGATTCAGTAAGCGCCAGCGTGGTACCGCCAGCCGTCAACGTCATTCCGGCATCAGTGAGATGAATGCGCACCCCGCCAGTTTTGTTACTCAAGCCAATGCCCTCGGTCGGCAAACCTGCAATAGCAGTTTGTTGTGAACGATAACCTGGAGCAAAGAAAGCATCGGACGGATTAAACATACGCGCATCCAGTGGTGCTACTGGCCCGCCTTGACTGAGCCAATTATCGATAGAACGTTGGCTGAAATGAATGTAACCCTCGGTACCCGCTGGCAATTCATGAAAAACCGTCCATTCGGCGCTACCAGAAAATTGCACTGGCACATGTTCGATAACGGGGAGTGTCTTAAATTGACCTTCACCAATATGGCGCTGAATGCCACATTCCACCACTGCGCGTTGCACATCAGCGTTATAACTAATGACTTTACCGGGCATGCCGATCATCAAGTCACGCACCATATCGCGCTTGAGCAGCATCATGGTGGTATACAGCGGATTGCTCTCAATCATCATTACCTCAGGGCATTCGCCATTGACTGATCAGCGTGGTTTTCCACGTATCACCCCATAAGGTGCCTTCGTGGCAGGTACGCAGCACATTAAACTGGCCGGTCTGTTGTTGAATATTTGCCAGATTATTGAGGTCGGTGTTATACATGCCGCTGAAATTAATCGTCCAAAAACTCGACGTAACATTAATCACATCGGCCGGCTGAATTTGATGATTCATTTTGACGTCAATTTCCATGGTGCTGAGATACCAACGCGGGACGCTTTCCATACCATTTTTAGCGGTGATCTTATGGGTGGCCCATTTTCTGGCGGCCCCCTCTCTGGCTAATAGCACCCGTGATGGCGTGATCATCCAATAATATTTCCAGTCATCTTTTACGCTATCGAGAATATCGCGACACAAGCGGCCACCGGAATTATAGGAAGTGGCAAAACGCGGTAAGTCGGAAAAGTCACCAATCACTTCAACATCAAGGCCAAAAGCCGCTGCGACATCTTTGAGCATTTCAATGGCAGGAGTATTAGCGCCCCATGTTTTAAATATCGTGGTATTCCATGCCAGCCCAATAGTGCGGCAATATAACCGTAGGCAGGTATTTACCCCCTCCTTGACTACTTCGACATTGTGAATGCGCCCGCTGAATATCGTGCCGATATTTTCGCCATAACCGGCTTTTAATACCAAGTTGCCATAACGTTTTTCTTTTTCGTCATAGCGCTGGATCAAGGCGCGGGTGCGCGCTGAAATGCCGTATAGAGTGATTCTGGCGGTGGCATCAACATTTTGCGGGGTATTATCAACAGCAAAACGGATCTCTAATGGCGGCTGATAGGTAAGCTCATCACCACTCACCGGGGTAATGGTCAATAAGTAATTACGGCCAAAATAGCTACTCATTATTGGGGTACCATGTCAGACAATTATTAATGCCAAGATTGGCTATAGTCGGTGTCTCCCCGGCTAATATCAGCGGGCCAATATCGGTATTGAGTCCAGCCAGTAAATTAACGCCAACATGCAAAGCACGCCCCAAAACTAGCGGCTCACCCTGCTCATAAATATCGACGCAGAAATAATTAAAGCGGGTGAGCCAATGCAAACGAAATACCAAATAGTGATTATTTAATTGCACGCGGAAACGCTGCACGGCGTAACCGTTGTTCAGCGGAATTATTTTCATTACGTGGCCTCGACAAAGACTTCACCAAATGAATATTCACGCTGCCCCTGAGTGGCAGCACTATCGCCATAGGGCAAGTTGTCATTAGTTTCAGCGACCGTGTCGTAAATAATATTGAGCTGCAACAGTTCAACCACAATTTCCAATCCACCCTCATTCTCTTTTTTCAATTGGGTACGGGTATTGGTGATCAGGCAGTTTTTATAGGCTGCCCCTCGGCTGGCCACTAATTCAAACGGTGTATGTGAGCGCTGCAACTCACGCAATTGCTCGAGTAAATTTTGTGAGCGAGTTGTGCGAGATTGTGATCCCAAGGTACCGGAATACAAACTGGTGCCGACCGACGCGGCAACCCCGGCCAGCGCCGCCGCTCGACCAGAAAGCAAACTGGCCGCCATACCGGTGGTAATACTGGCTCCGGCCCCCAGTAGCCCGGCAATACTGCTATCTTGCTGGGCCAGCAGTTCACGAAACCAGTTATCCGACACACCGATAATCATAGTTAGCGCTAGCGCACGCGTTACGGCGTTATCGTGAGCGGTATTCGCATCTTCCAATGGAAATTCACTCACATCAGTGCGCAGCTCGCTCGACTCTTCCAGTAACGCATCAAAATAGAGATTGCCGATTTTCGGACGGTTACGGGTAAATAATCCGGTAATAGCCATTAATAATGCTCCGTATGCATCATGTCTCGTGCCTGTTGAGCCAGTTGGGTAGTCGCCTGTAACACCCCATTACGGATAGATTCCGTATCCACCCCAACAGTGCCAACATGGATAATATTGTGTTGTTCTAGCCTGACATCACCACGGGGAGCAGATGCGGCGATTGATTGCGTTGGGGTAATCTGACGGTCGCTGTAGCCCTGAATATCTTCCCATGAGCGTTTCGGTTGGTCGTAATTCGATGATGGCAATGAGGCCCATACACTACCAAGTCCTCCGGTAGCCTCAGCAAAATTACCGTTCACTACATTCTCTAACTGACCAGCACGTTGAATGAGAAACAATGCGGCAAGATCCTGACTGCGCGGGGAGAAGTCCGTTAAGTTTAGCGATTTAGCTGCATCGTCCCAGGAATCGCGGGTGAATTGATAGCGCCCTGCAGCGGAGGTTTTATTTTTTGTACCGTCGGTTTGGGTGAAGTTTTTTAATTGCCGTGGATGGTCGCTAACATCATAGAACTGGTCACCGCCAAACATCGTGTTATACCCCGAATTGGCATAGCCAGCGGTTCCCTCGGCCTTGGATAACACATCCAAATATTGGCGAACAACAGGATCATCAACCAGATTGTTGAGATGGTTGGTATCATTACCATGAGGATAATTTACGGTATTTAAATCCCAACGCTGGTTATTGATAGAATCATCAACCGGATTGTTAAGATAGCTCGTCTCATTAACATAGGGATCTCTTGGAGCTTTTAAGTCCCGCTTCTGATTATTGATAGAATCATCGACCATATTCGTCACATCATCGATATCATTAACCCCACTATTCTCACTTTTACTCTCTGAGGAATGTAAATTTAACTTATTTTTGGCTAAATTCTGACGCCTGAGAGCCTCGGGATTACTCATTGCTTTGGCATCTTCGGCACTGGTAAAAATATTGCCCGGCGTAAATGCAGCCGCAGCACCGATAGTGACCGGATTGACTAACAGCCGCGACAGCCAGCCGCGCCCACCCGCTGCACCTGCAGGTGGTTTCCCACCACCGGGCAACATACCGCCGACAAATTTTAATGCACCAGCGGTACCGGCCAGACCAGCCGCAGTCAGAATCGCTTTGGAGACTTCTGGATTTTCCTTAATAAACTGATTAATACTTTCTAATAACGCATTGATGATTGGCAGCAAGTCCCCCCCCATTGAACGGGCCAGATTGTCAAAGTTAGTCGCCAGATCTGCCATCTCTTTATTAAACTCGTTGGCTGAATCAATAAGCTTGGGATCGAGCGGTTTATATAACTCTTCAAAATTTTTCAGTGAGGCATTAAGCCCCTTGCTACCTCCTTCCAATAAGCGGGTAAAAGGATCATTATCACCGCTGCCAATTCCACTGCGCAGATTTCGCCGCTGGTCATTATCCATTTTGCCGTAAGCATCTATAAGATACTTGAGCGAGTCCATGCCGGTTTTATTGGCAAATTCCGTCGGGTTAAACGCGCCGTTCCAATAAGCTTTGTCGCCTAACTCTCCTTGCCTGGCACGTTGTTGCAGGTCAGGGATTTTCTGCACAATCTGATTTGCCGCATCCGGGCTAAGGCCAAGACTGCGCATCGCGTAGCGCAGACCATCGATCTGTTTAACGGTAAAGTTGGTGATTTTACTCAGCCTGTCCATTTCTAATACTGAGGCAGATAAATCCGCAGTCAGGGCTTTTAACCCAACACCGGTACCGGCTGCGGCGGCCAGTTGCAATATGCCGTCTTTAATCCCTTTAACGGCATCATTGGCTGTTTGAAAGCTCTTTGCATCTGTTTCCAGGCCAAGGGAAACCAATAGAGAATCAATTGTCTCTGACATGGAAACCTCATATTTTAGGTGTAAAAAAACCCGCGCGATGGCGGGTTTGATATGACTCAAAGGTAACTATTAGTTATATTTTATCATTTTACTTATTGGGTTATTGCCCCTATAAAATCACATCAGATCATCTCAGGAAATTCTTCTTCGACTCTAGACGTAACAGTCTCTGATTTTATCTTTTCGTTAGCTCTAGCCGCAATAATAGCTTGAGATTCCCTGTACTCTGGAGCCCTAGCAAACTCATCAAATGATGCATCATAACCGAGTTCGCGAACTTTACTTTCAATATCAGATAACGGAACGCGGAAGAACTCTTTTCGATTATTAACCAAGTTAATACGCCGTTTCGAAAACTGTTGGTGAAGACTGGTCTCGAGAGAAGGGGCATCAACAGAGTAAATTAGTGCGTGTATGTCATATTTAAATGGAACAGAAGCCGAACCAAGTTCATTTACACGATCTTCTGGTTCTAATCTGCGAGTTAAGCCGATTTTATAAATATCCTCCCCAAAAGCTCCAATATTTGAAATTACATATACGTGCCCACTTCTAGTTAATTGTGCCTGTGATTTAGCTCGTTCAGACAAAGCACGAGCCTCTTCGAGTTGAGACTCTAGTTCAGAAATTCTAGCTTCAATCTGTTCTTTCTGCTCTTGGTTGGCTTTATCTAACTCTTTACGCGCCCGTTCCATTGCTTTTTCGAAGTCCCGTTCGGCTTTCAATTCTTCTTTTATCGCTTTGTCATATTCACGCTGGGCCTTTTCTTCCTCTCGTTGAAGCTCTCGATCCTCCCTCAAAATCTCCCTTTCTTTTTGTAGCTTAAGCTCTTTCTCATGACATAGAGTAAGCTCTTCCAGTCGAAGATTAAGATAGTTGCGAGTTATACTGATATTCATAGAATGACCGAACTTATTCAACGCATCGAAAGCAGTTTCAATTCTCTTATGTAACTGAGCAATATTTCCAGATTTTACCTTAGCTATAGCTGCATCACATTCGCTGTTAAACGCTCTTGTCAGCAATTTGACATAGCGTTTAATCATTTTTCCGCCTTCAGCCTTACTTCCATTCACCGTCCAATTAGTATCAGAGTCACAAGCTGCATCTTGACGTATAAGTGCCTTTTGGCGCTCTTTATTGCGTGTTATTGCTTCTTGGAAGGCTACCGAGTCATGGTAATCGAAACGAGGTTTATAAATGCCAAACTCAACCATATCAGCATCATCACTAACCTGAGAAAGTTTTTCTGTTAACTCTAAAAGCCGTGCTCTTTTTTCTCTATACTCTTCTTTTAACAAAATAAGTTCGCGCCGTTGTTCAGAAAGCTGCCGCTCTGATTCGTTTTCCTTTCTTTCGATTTCATTTAGTTTTTCTTTTACTTCATTATCGATAGATTCTTTCGCGGTTTTTTCTTCTAGCTCTAGAGTTTTTCTGCGTTCTTTTTCTTCACTATCAAGTTCTTTTCGTAATCTCTCAGCCTCTTTTTCTATATCAACTATTTTGCTATATCTTTCGATATTTGCTCCATATTGCTTTTTTTCCTTATTTCTAACGTATAAAAGTATCAATACAACAATGGATAAAACGGCACAGACAGCAACCAATCCCCAAATCATCGGATCCATTCCATCAAATAAAAAGATACAAGAATTGTATCAAAATATATCTAATAGTTCATCGGTTACTATTAAGCTAAACCCTCATAGCGTTGATTGTTTATGCTTTTCCCCTTTCCACCACCGCCGCAATCTCATCCAGCACATCATGCATCAGTTGCACATCATCAATGGTGTAAGTGCCATCCAACATATCAGACCACCTTGCCAGTGGCGGGCAGTGTTGCCCGGCACCGGCGCAAGGTCGCCATAAAAACCAGTCTACGCGGGAGGATGCTGCGGATTGTTTTCCGCGTTTCTTCCCTCCTCGCTTTTGAGTTGCCAAAAAGGGCCGATATTTTCCCTCAGTACCTGCCCCAGCAATACCAGGTAATTATGGGCTTCATCTTGAAACAGGTTTTCACCCACCGGGATGTTATCGGATTGGCGTAAGATACTGCCGCTCTTAAAACACAATTCTTTCAAGCGGTTTAAGCTCATCGTATCGACAGAGGCCAAACTAGCCGCCATACCCATTGCCGTAACATTGGGATTGATCGCTGGTAACAAACCAGACTTAGCGGCAATTTGCAGCATTTCCACTTGATCTCTGGCCGGTGATGTTGCTCCGTGAAAAATGGTGTCACCAATCACGACTTCAATTTGACGCCCCATAATTAGGTTTCCTCTGAGTCAGCAAATTCAAAAATAAATTGTTCATCAGACACACCGCTTTTTCCGGCGCGGGTGGCTGAGCCGCGGTTAGTCATGATGCCGTCGAACCCGGCAAAGCGTTCATCGGTGCCGGTCTGTGAAAAGGTAAAGGTGGCATCAATACCGGATTTCTCCACCGCCAATAACTGGCGGGCCTGCACCGAGCCGGGGATCAGGTTGATGGTCAGCCGTTTGGCACGAGTTTTATTGTCCAGCCGTACTGACGTGCCGCCGATACCGCGTTTTAGCGCGGCGCGGGGTTCTAAATCTTCAATGGTGATCGGTGGGTCGGTATCACCAAAATCATCAATAGGAATACCAAAAACAGTGAGGTTAGAACCATCAGCGCCGTATCTGTGCATGGTCATAAGGGATTACTCCACGGTGGCATTGATTTCAGCGATATGACCGGCACGGCCCAAAATCACTAACAAGGTGGTTAACGGGTAAACGCGCTTTTTGCGTTGGTCTGAGGTCAGGTCAAGCACATCTTCTGGTCGCGAACGAATAACAAAGCCAAAATCAGCCACTTTCGTAACGCCATCATCAGGATCAACATAAGAGCCAGTACCGAGCACCCCATTATTGAAAAAGCGTTTGCAGGTGGCGGCAACCGTAGACAACAACCCGTCATAGTCGCGTGGTGTCAGTGCACGTTTGGTGCCGACATTAGCAATATAGTTGTAGCCATCCACCTGAATATGGTTTTTCAACACATCCAGATTGACCACATCATCAATAAACTCGCCATAGGACGACATCGATTTACTGTTGATCACCCGGCTGTTATCAATTTGACCGGCCAGTTCAATTTTGGTGAAAAATACCGCGTTTTTGGCTTTTAACGCATTATAAGCACTGGTGGCCATATCATCGCCGATGACACCCGGTAAGACCTGATACTCGCCAGTAATGGCAGTATTTAACCCTGTTGGCCTGAACTTATGGAATGCGGCGGCCAGTTGCACCATTGAATAAGCTTGGGTTGGGTCGGTAGTGACGGATTCAGCGGTTTTATAGCCAGCAAATACATGGCGGTTGCCTTTGCTTTTCAACAATGACACCACATCATCAATCTTGTTCTGGTCAGTAATGCCGTTATCGCTAAATGTCCACCATACCGGATGGCTATTGGCATCAGACCAATCGGCCAACTGGAGAATAATGTCATTGCTGGTTAAATCGCTGGCTTTAAAGAAGTAGTGATAACGCCAAATTCGGTCAGTGGCGCTATTCACAATTTCCAACAGTGAATTTTCTTCGTTTTTCATCCAGACGGTAATTTGTGGCGGCTTGGGAATTTGCGCAAAATAGCGAGTGGCGATGTGATAAATCGGGCTGTCCGTTTGGAAATCAGCACCAAGTTCGGGTAATGAGGCATAGTCGCGGAATGAGTCTGCATCAAACTTTGCCGCTTCTGCTAAGTCTGACGGGTCAGCAAAGGTCAGCGCACTGGAAAAATCACCGTACCCCAACCCTGCCGCCGTCAAAATAAGATTGACGGGAATAATATTATCAACCGGATAAGCCATAAGAGCTGTCTCTCTCTATGATTTGAATGTCAAACCCTGCGGCGCGTAACAGCGCGTAGGATATGTTTTTTTCGATAAATATATGGATATCAGCCTGATAGCGTGGCTGTAGCCCGGCTTGTAACAATCCGGTGAGATTTCGGAAATTGCTGGAGAAACGCCAGGCGATTTTATGGCGGAACAAATAATCACTGACTGGCGTCAGGAAATTGGCGTTGGCTAAGTGCATGGCGGCGGTTGCCGCACCGCTATTGAGCAAATTCACCGACAGCAAAAACTCCATTGAGGTACAGACTGTTTCTTGCAAGTCCTGCCAGTCCTCCCCCAGCGCCGGATCAGTTTCAGCAATCGCCGGGATAAATTCGCGCTTGCGCCGCGTTTGCCCATAGGCCCGAATCGGCACCGGGTTATAAGTGGCATATAAACTATTACCGATTGGTGGGTGACGGCCTTGATCGGCTAATACAATACGTTCGAGGGGGACTGCGGCGGCGAGTGAAATAAGTTGCTGAAATACCGGATACATCTCTTCAATGGTTTCCATCAGCCGACACCTCGATAGCGTTCAACCAAGGCGCGACAAAAGCTACGCCAAGGCCGGTTATCGCAAGCCACCACCCGCCATTGCCGCATTACCAGCCCGTCACTGAATTCCAGTAAGTCGCTAAATTTCCCCTCGTCATCAGGCCAGAGATAATGCACACCATCGTTAATGTGCACCACTCGCAGATCCTGCGGGTTAGCCGTGCCGCCCATGCCGATCAGCATTTGAATATCTTTCCATTTTGCTGATTGCACATTCACCTTCTGCAATTCGGTGACCTGCGGTTCTCCCTGCTGCCAAATACCGCCGGGGCCGCTATAGTCACCGGCAGTCGGTCGAATCAACCGAATACCGCCCTCAATAGGCGAATTAAAGGTGGCATCAATATGCCCGTGCATATCCAGACCATTACCGAACATGATTAATCCTCCACGACGTGAGTGATTGCGCCTTTTAGCGTACCGTGGTTAACCAGCGGGGTTGCGGAGCCTTTAGCGGCAATCGTGGCATCCGCATTACCCGGTTGAATACCGGCTTCTATCGCCTCCTGGCAATAACCCACCGCACGCGCACCAATCTGATCCAGCATTTGGAATGCAGTTATTTCGCCACAAGTGACCTGCGCCGTCAGCACACTAAAGGCTTTTTTGATGTTGTCCTGATTTTGTCGCAGAGGAACCCGCAGAAATGAGCGCTCAGGGATACGCCCATCCGCTGAGCCAAATTCCTGTACCGCACCAATCACCACAATGGGAGCACCATCCTCATACACCCCAGCCCCCTCCGGCAGCCCCACCAGCACCCGACGTTTTGCCGTTGCCCGTTGATGGATCTGGCGCAATTTCTGCGCCAGTTTTGTCCCGCCCCGCACTTCGGCCCGAAGTTTCATATCATCATGCCTCCGGTACCGGCCCGGCGACGTAAACGCAAAAAATCCACGCCGTAGGTAGTCAGCGGTAAATCACCATTGATATTGAGATCATCAGCGGTCACCGTAGGAACGGCAAAAGAAGTCGATTCATCACCCACTGATTTTGATGAGATGGCATAAGCCGCCCCGACATCACCACTGATGGCCCTTTTGCGCATCACCAGCCGGTGGGCAGCAAAGGCAAATAGGCCACGTTTTTTGATTGATGCCGGACGGGCATGATATTTCAGCCAACGTTGACCGGTTTCCGAGTCGCCCTCCTCCAATGCCTGAATCACTTCGCGCTCAGCCCATAAGGTGGTATCGCTGAACTCCGAGTAATACTCGCGAAAGTCAGCCACAATTTGCGCAGTAATATCCACATTGCCCCCTAAAGTAAAAAACCGTCACGTGGACGGGTTATCAATGTTATCGGTTTCATCCGCTGGGGTTTCTGGCTCAGTGACATCATTCTGCGCCAGCTCGGCTTTTTTGCTATCAATCGCCTTTTGCAAGGTTAACGCTTTAGCCGCCGAGGGTGCTTTTTTACCAAATAAGGCTTCATATTCATCACGTACCGCGATGATATCCAGCCCACTATCATCTGCATGCTCATTAAGTGGCTCATCGAATCGTTCGGCGCGCATCATGCCTGCCTGAGTAAATAGGTGATCCGCAAAATCGCCATTCACCGCCGCTGAATGTCCAACAGCAATCGTGATGCGCTGGCCGGTTTCATCATCGGTCACCGTCAGTGGCGATGTGTGTAAGTTAGTTAATTCAAACATGATTAAACCCCATCGACATAGTGAGCGGCTTTAGGAATACGCCATTCCGTGCCACCGGTGCGTAAAACGGCTGGTACTTTGAAATTAACGTTGTCTGGTGTGGCTGGTGCGAGGAAGCGCAGCGGCATCACATCGTGGCCTTTCACTACTCGCATATCTTTTTTGTACACTACCAGGCGATCTTTCTTCGCCGCCCCAGCTCCGGCCAACAAGACATCATCATCAAAATCCATATCTTTGAAGTTGGTGCGCAGGAATTCCAGCAAGGTGACATTTGAAGCGTTATGGGTGGAGAGCAAGGTGCGCATCAATAATTGATGTTGTTCCGAGGGCAGAACAAAACCATTAGGGCGGTGAACCGTGACGGTATTCTTCAAGTACACCTGGTTATAAGCAGCACCAAAGAAATCAATGATCGGTTGGGTACCCTTGGTAGGGATAGCAGCCACCAACTCGGCTAAGGTCGCCGGAGCCGCCTCCACACCCACATTGGAACTGGTATATAGCCCCTCGCCAATGTCATTGTGACCGAGCAAGTAAATCTTATTGAGACCTTGTTCAACCACATCTCGCACCGCCTGACCGCGCTCCGCATCCAAATTGACGTTATTGAGCATGGCAAAACCGATTTCCTCAATGGAATAGGTGTAACCCAGTGCGGCGGTTTTGATCTCATGGAAGCCCTGATTCATAGCGATATCCACAGTCGGCACGTCAGTCGAGTTCGGGCCAAATATCTGTAACTCACCACGGGCATCAATCGAGCGGAATGCCACCACTTTTACCCAGTCGGGCGCACTGTTATCCAGCGGCAGCAATGTGCTGTACTTAAACTGCGGATATTCCAGCCGGTAAATTTCCGATTCAATATGGGCAGCCTGTTGCACCAGAAAAGAGAGCGCCGATACTGGGCTGACGTCAAATACACTTCGTTTCATACATGTTTTCCTTTAATTTTACTCGCCGCTATCAGGCGCTGGGGTAGGAACGCCGGTTGACGCTAAAATGCCATCAACGCGAATCTCGCCCACTTCACCGGCCACTACATCATCAACCCAGCGGACAAAATCCAACTCAACCCCTGTACTGCCTGCGGTTAACCGCCCCTGATTCACACCTGTCGCCGTAATCACGGTTACCGTGTCACCGGCGCTGGCACCATCAACACACAAAGCAAACATCGGCCCACGGCGCAGTATTGACGCCACATGATTGACCTCATAACCCACTTCATAATCTGGCGGATTGGTCGGCACGCTGTTGCTGAATACCGCCATTGAGCGCACGGTAAAACCGATGATCTGTGCGGCAGTAGTGATCGGCGTGACCGGTGCACAAGAACGCGCACCCACCCCACGTATCACCGCACGGCCAAATGACACCATTTTGGTTTCCACCCGACGCGAGACTACTTCACAGACATCCGTGGTTGAAATTTGGCCCTCGTAGGCTTTACCGCGCCATTTGGTGAATTCACTCTGAGCAATCGCCATTATTTATTCTCCGCTTGTTTGCCATAACGTTTGTCCAGCCAGCTTTGGCGCACGCTGTCACGGGTAGTTTGTGCATCGCCGGTTTTGACTTTCTTCATATCGCGGCCCAAATTGATGATGGAGTCATTCACGTCATTTTTATCATCAGGGTCATCGTCATCCTCGTTTTCTCGCCGCTCTTCTTCAGCGTCGAAATAAGCTGCCAGGTAAGCATCCGGCGCTTTATCCCAAGAGGGGTATTTGCGGCATTTGATCCCGGCACTGTCCAGCGCGGCACGTTTGATTTTCAGCGGGTCTACCGCGTCACAGCTAAATTCTGCACCGGCAATTTTGATAGCAGAGTCACGCGCTGCCACCACATCAGCCAGCCGCTTCGAAATCGCATCCTCAGACGATTTTTCTTTTAATGCCTCGATTTCTTCATCTTTGGCATCGGCTTTGGCTTCGGCCTCCTCTTTTTTCTGTTCAGCTTCATCCTTGGCGGCTTCGGCTTTTTCCTGCCCTTCCTCTGCGTCGCTGACACGTTTTTTTAGCGCATCCATCGATGATTGGATCAGCTGCTGGGTCGCTTCGTCAGCCACCTCTACGCGCACGCCGGAATCCAGCACAACTTTATACATGGGGGGTACTCCCTTGGGTTTACGGTCAAATAACCGCGCCAGGTGTCCGGCTCTGGCCTGATCACACAGCGCGATATGGTTGATGGTGATGGTGCATTGAATAAATTCGTAGGCAGTACCACAGGGCGCGATACCGGGGGCATAACGGTATTCAGAGGTGTAACCGGCGGATAGTTCCTCTTTATTTTGGTTGATGGCATCAATGGCGTACTGATCTTTAATCAGCAGATCGACCACCACATAATCAGGGTCATCGCTATCCTGTCGCCCTGGCGAAATAGCATGCCCTGCGGTGACTTGCTTAAAGGTTTGGGCATTCACCAAATCATCAGGGTGATCAATGGTGACGTCTTTATTGTCATAACTGGCCAGACTAACCGGATCAAATACCTCCGCCGGTGGCCGGTACACATTGACAATTTGACCGGGTGGCCTGTCTTTTAATCCCAATTCAGAGGCGAGATATTGCTGCACACCGACGCGCGCAACCCGCCCGGGGACTTTTAAATAGCCCTCAGGAGTCATTTCTCGTTGGGAATTAATCGGAAAGGACACGCGGTCACGAACGGTGATCCGCATAATATATCCTGTTAGTAATCAAGCCCCTTGATTTGGGGGATAGCATGGCAGCGGCAGCCAATATGGGCTCTGCCGGGGAATAATCCGCTTTCGCCGTGATAAGCCGCCCCCCGCGACCAAAGATAAATACCCGCGCCATAACCAACATCGCTACGGGAAATTTCAAAGCATTTGATTTTGGCCCGTGGGTATTTACCGGCGGGATTACCGGACACACGTACATCTTGCGAGGTAGACCAGCGAAAACGGTTAATTCCCGCGCCGACCTGCCGAGTGTGAGTAATATCACTGCGGATTTTAGCGGTTTGGTCGCGGGAAATAAGATGCGCACGCTGATAGCTGGCACCGGTCACTTGCTGGAGATTTCTGACCATGGTGCTGAGCGAGTCACCGCGCATGATGCTGTCCATCACTTCCCGCTGAATATCATCGAAATAATCAGCGGACAGCGACTTAATCAGAGCGACATTGCTTTCGACCGAGGCATCGAAATAATCCACTAATGATTCATTGACCATTAATGAGGTCATATCAATACCGATAGCGCGATTAATTTGCTCAACAAATGCCGCAGAGCTTTCAGATTCTGCGCGACTCACTACTTGCTGGGCTAATCGCTCAGCCTGACGGCCCATCACCGAGCTATTAAATTTGTCAGCGGCCTGCCTGATTGACTGTTTGATGATATCGACCAGATAGCTGTCAGCGGTGTAATTACGACGCAAAACCGGTGTTAATACTTCATCAATCGACTGGGCCATCATCCGAACCATTTCACGTAACTGAGCACGATAATAACGTTCGGTTTCATCTGTCAGTTTAACTGGCCTGAATTGCGCCCTCCGGCGCGGCGGCTGGATTTTTATCATCGCCTGCAGTGTTGCCAAGCCGGAATTGATAATCACCTTGCCGCTCGGCTGACTCATCATCTTCAAGTCGGGTGATGTCATCTTCTTGAATACCATAAACCCCTTGCTCCATCAGCTTACGGGCCACTTGCGACGGCAACACCACTTTTTGCTGGAGGCGAATATCATCAGCCTGTGCATCAGCCAGTCGTTGGGCAGATATCTCGCTATCGGTCGGTTGCGACAGTGGCGCAAAGGTAAAATCCAGACCATTGGGCATGGTGCCAAGGGTCGAACGTACCAGCACCTCATCCAGCTTTTTTAGGAACGGGCGGTATTTCGCCTCCTGATCCCCTTTGATGGTGCTGAAATAATTGTTCTGATCGCCTTGTCCTGAATCGCCCATACCTTTGGCCTGTACGCCGAAGATGCGAGTCATCGGAATGCCAGACGCGCCAGCCGTCCACTCCATCAGCACCGCCAACACCTCACCCAAGCCACCGAAAGAGATTTGTTTGCGATCAAGGGTTTCTTTGGAATCCAGCAACGCCAGCCGAAATAGCGATTTCATCATGCCGAAAGTGTTATAGCGCTTGGCTATCGCCTCATCCATATCGCCAGAAGCTAAATCAGTGGCCAGATTTTCTTTACTGATGGTGTCGATATTGGCTTCCAGAATCAGTGAAGAAATCCCCCCTTTGGCAGCAACTGCATCTTTCACATCCTCAAGACAACGCCTCAAGCGGCTATCATCCCAACCGCCGTTAATCATGCGTAAGCGCATCGGCAAGGCCGCACCCGGTGCGCGCACAAAATGGCTGAAATGGATTTTCTGCTGACCGCCGTTCACCAGGTAATATTCCGGCTGCATAAAGTTCTCAGCCAGAGGGTTAGAAACGTTGTATTGCTGCCCATTGATCAACATGCGATCCAACACCAACAAACGCTTAAGTGAGCCTTTCTTGATATTCTTTAATTCCAATTCATGAGACAAGTCTTGGTCGGTCAGCATCAATACCCCCGCCCCGCCATACAATCCGGCCCATTTAAAGGACTCTTGGGTGACCCCCTGAATATTGAACTGGTTTTCAGCATTGCGTAGTGCGGTAGCATCATCTGACGGAAATGAGCGCCATTCGCGAGTGGCATCATCAACCGGAATATCAATAATCGAACGGGCGATCCAGTTTTCGGTATAAGCGGCCTCTAGCTCAGCAAAATCTTGCATCGCGCCATACATAAAGCGGCTATACATGCGCCGGTCACGGTCGGTACCCATGCCAGTCATCACATTCGACAAACCATCAGCAGTCAGGCGAATGCGGGGTTTACCGCCAAAATCCAGTTTTTCACTCATCGTTAAACCCACTTGTCATAACTGATGCTGCCACCAGCAATTAATTCGATCTCTATCGAATCCATAATTGTATCGAGGATGTCGTCGTTTTTATGGCTGTCATCCGCTGAGAAATCAGCGCATTCCGTCAGTGCAGGCAGCACCCAATCCGTCGAGGCAGCCACCGCGCCATCCCAGTAATACACCTGCGGGATTTTTTGACCGTCGTCAGTCATCAATGCCGGAAGATAGACACAACCGGTTTTCATTTGCGGAATGGTATTCAGGCAGCGGATCAGCTTGTTTTGGCCTGAGCCACGCGGGATGGTCAGAATGGGAATGCTTTTACGTTTTACCAGCGTGGTAATCAGACCTTGCCCGGCCTGCTTATCCTCGATGCCCATATGGCGTAATGGCGCGGGGCGTTTCGGGTTATAAGGTCGCCACTTTTCCCATAAGTCTTGTGCCGTGGTCAGCAAATCCTCCGGGTCCCAGCGGCCACGCACACTGTCAATAATGTAGAGATTGCCATCAACACCCATTCCCACCAGGGTAAAGACGGTGTAGTCGTTGTAATCTTCAATTTTGCCGGAGTTGGTATCGACATAAACGGCGCGGTGAGTCAGCGGGGGTAAATGGGTGTAGCGTTTAAACCAGTCGGTATCAATTAACCCACCAGTCAAAGCCCGTGGGCGCTGCATATATTGCGACATGAAAGTATATTCGTCGCTTTCCCACAGCCGCAGCAAATCACCGACATATTCGTTTACCGGCCAGTAAGACCAATAACGCACCCCGCCAACCACCACACTTTCACTATTTTTAACCGAGAACCAGCATTGCGAACGCCACGGCTCCGGCAATGCATCGATGTATTCTTCACTGACCAGCGCCGGAATGGTGATGTGGTGAAAATCCACTCCCATCTTGCCGGACAGCATAAATCCGGTAGCGTCATCGGTATGCAACCGCTGCTGGATCGAAACAAAGGGTGTGGGATGCTCTTTACTCTTATCACCGCGTCGTGAACGGATGGTGTTCACCAAAATACGGTTCGCACTGGCCCGTTTGGTAGCTGAAAACATATCTTCTGGTTTGTTGTAATCATCCAGCCCAACAAAGCCGGAAAAATCAGGGCCGGGGAAACCCGCACGACCACCGGTTAATTGCCCGCCGCTGGAGCGTGAAACCGTCTGCCCCACCATTCGGCCACGGCTATTAACGATTTCCCACTCTTCCGCCTGATTAATACCAAAGCGACAAGGCCACAGTGATTGATACTCAGGACTGGCAATAATATCGCGGGTGCGGCGGCTATTGCGTTTTACCAATGTGTCAGCAAACGACACATTGAGATTACGAAAGCGCCTTAACTGCCCTGTCTGCACCAACATATTTATATAGGCTGGCAGATGTACCGAAATAAACTCAGTTTTAGTCCCGCCTGGCGGCACGTTCACAATCAGGTTGCGCGGTTGCAGCCGGTTATTGACCAAATCATCCAGCTTGGAAGCCATCATTTTATGATGCCAGTTCACCAGTAATCGATCGCTCTGCAGCAGCTCAAACCAAATGCGAGTGAAATTAAGAAATGATTTTTCCGATCTGGATTTCAGGGCGACACGCGACGGGAAATCCAGATTTTCCCATTCGAGAATATCGCTCATGTGGTGATCCTGCGGGTTGGTTTTATTTCGCCAATTTGTGAACTGATTAACACAATGACTGAGTCTCAAGGAAAAGACGTCAGCTTAATGTAATAATCTCACTTTCTAGTCATGCTTAAATATCCTCTTTTCTGGACAAAGATGTGCCAGACCTTGGGTTCTTCTCTTTCTCTTGGTCATTCTATACTTGAGATTCGCCGACAATTCTACTGTATGCAAATTAACCTTCTGTTTGGACGCATTTCTATCTTAAGCAATATGTTAACTTTCATATAAATCATAATTTATTGTAATTAAAAGGAAAGTATGATGGATGTTGAGATTAATTACTGTAATAACATTGATAAAGCAAAAATACTCATTTCAGAAGGTAAGTTAAATATTAAATTTGCGCCCAATGGCACAGGGAAAAGCACTATTGCTAGGGCAATACAATATAGCCAAACTCAAAATCAACAATCCTTACAACTGTTACTACCCTTCAAATTTCGAACCAACAATCCTGATAATATACAACCTTTAGTGACCGGTACTGAAGCCCTGTCTCAGGTAATGTGCTTCAATGAAGAATACGTGAGCCAGTTTACATTTCAACCTGATGAACTAGTCAGCAATAGCTTTGATATCTTGATAAAAAATGATGCATACAGAGAGACAGAACGCGAAATAGAAGAAATAATTATCACTATCAGGCAAGTATTCACTGATAATCCTGACCTTGAAACCCTATTATCAAATCTTCAAGTGCTTGCTGACGCGTTCAAACTGACAAAAGCGGGACTTTCCAAATCTACAACTGGCATGAAAGGCCTATCATCCGGTAACAAAATAAAACATATACCTCTTGGATTGGAGTCTTACAAACCATTTATTCAAAGTGATAAAAGTGTTGACTGGATTTCGTGGCAGACAAAGGGACACGAAGATTTTAGCGCATTGTCCGACAATTGTTGTCCATTCTGCACTTCAGATGCTAGTGTGAAGAAAGAGCAAATTCAGAAAGTCAGTCAAGAATATGACAAAGCTGTCATTAAAAATCTGATTGGAATTATCAATGTTGTTAAAAGCCTAGGTGAGTATTTCTCTGAAGCTGCAAGAGAGAATCTTGCAACAATTACCAACCTTGAAAATGGACTAGAGAACCAGCATGAAACTTATATTATCACTATCAAGTCACAAACAGATGACCTTATCAAAAAGTTAAACACACTGAAAATGTTATCAGGCTTCCACTTTGAGGAAGGAGAAAACGTTGCAGAAAAATTGGCATCCTACATCCTAGACCTTAATTTTTTCACAGAGCTTCAGTCTACTAAAACCCAAGAAACCGTTGATAAAATTAATAGTTCTCTGACTGGGCTTATCGTTCATGCTGGTAAACTTCAAGGGAAAATTAATCAACAAAGAAGTAAGATAAAAAAACTAATTGAGAAACATAAGAAAGATATTAACAACTTTCTATCTTATGCTGGATATCGATATAGAGTACAAATTATCGGTGACAGTATGCAGTCATGGCTAAAACTTCAGCATGTCGATCATGATGAATTCGTCAGTGGTGGAAGCCAACATTTGAGCTATGGTGAAAGAAACGCATTTGCAATCGTTTTATTTATGTATGAGTGTCTTGCAAAAAATCCTGGCCTTATAATATTGGATGACCCTATCTCCTCCTTTGATAAAAATAAGAAATTCGCGATACTAGAAATGTTATTTCGCCGTGATTCGAAAGACTGTCTCAAAGGTAAAACTGTATTAATGCTAACCCATGACGTTGAACCAATTATTGACACATTAAAATCAGTCAAAAATCAGTTCAGCAATCAAGTATCAGCATCCTACCTACGACTCGATAATGATCAAATTTGTGAGCAGAAGATTAGTGAAAACGACATTAAGACTTTCGCCCAAATCTGCCAGTCGGTTACCGATTCAGAATATAATGATATTATTAAACTTATTTATCTAAGAAGACATTATGAAATTTTGGATGACAAAGGTGACGCCTATCAAGTTTTATCAAATATCCTCCATAAAAGAGAAAAACCTACCGATAGCCGGGAACCTCAGGATGAGAACCGCCAGCATCCAGAAATGGATAGTCTACGGGTAATTAAAGGCTGCGGCGAAATAAGCGAACGGATCAACACATTTAATTATACTCGCATTCATGCCGAATTATCCGATGATGAAAATATTAGAGCCTTATACCGGAGTTGCCAAAGTGGATATGAAAAACTTCAGGTTTTCAGATTGTTCGATATGGATGTTAAAAATTCCGTTATCCAAAAGTTTATCAACGAAACCTACCACATTGAAAATGAATTTATCTGTCAATTAGACCCTACTCATTTTGACTTCATACCGGCATATGTGATCAAGGAATGTGATAAAATCGTTTTCTCAGAATCAACTGAGCCTGTCCTATAGAAGCAGTAATTTTACGGTTTTTTTATTCTTGTACTTTTATTTACAGTAACTCCCAGCCAGAAAAAATTGTGGGTGGGAGTTTATTAATCAGCCCCAAAAATCTGAGTTTCAATTTTTCTTACTCTTAGTGACTTCAATCCAACCCCGGCAATTTACCCTCTAACATCTGCTGCGCTTTCACATAATCTTCTGGCGTGTAATTCACCTGGTTAATGGCACCACCATCAGGGCCGCTAATTTCAGTTTTATTTTTCAGCATACCCAAATGCTGACCGACCATTTTTAGCGCGTCGTCCTGATTACGGGTAATGACCTCTAAGCCAAACTTACCTTGCTTAACACCAGCATAAAGGCGGCGTGCCGAAATAGATAAATCCCGCGAATCATGAAAATGCGCCCTGCCTTGCCCCTCACCATTACAACGTGGGCAATCTGGATTGGGATCGAGTGTGCTGTCAAAACCGTAACCGCCATCATCCAATGGTGCAGGTTTGCCGTTATTGGTTCTTTTCTCTGACTCTTCCTGATATTCCAGCTCGTTAATCCACTGGTATTTATTTTCAATCCCCCAGCAGTGACGGCAACATAAACGGCGAAACTCTGAAATTTCGTTGGCGTTGGCCGTGGCAATATCCCACCACCAATTTAAAACGGCATCCTGCGTGATATGCGTCCGTTTTTCTCTGGCTTCCATAGCATCGCGGATGGCCTTGTTTACCGATACATGGCGATACAACCGACGGGCAGCGGCAGCACCGGTTAATCCCTCGCATTTATATCCGGCCCGTTTATATGCCGCCGTCTTGTCCAAATCAATTAAATACTCACTGACAAATTTCGCCTGCATATCGTTAAGCCCGTATCTACTGGCGATAGAGCGGCTTTCTTCAATTTGATTTTCAATTTCAGGCAATTCGATATTTTCAATTTTCGAAATTGATTTTTTATCTTTGGTTCGCAGGTTCGCACCGGAATGATGCGAACCTGTTTTGCGAACCTTTTCGGGCTTAGGCCAAGTATCAGCTTTAGCCCTCTTCCGTACTGCGGTATCACTGACACCGTACTTTTCAGCTAATGCGCGAATTGAAAGTTGTCCGGCACAGTATTCGCGCTTTATCGCCTCCCAATCCGGCTTTTTCATTTTTTACTCACATTTGGGTTTTAAATGCTCCAGCAAGAAAATCATGGCTCGCGTGTCGCCTTTCTTGGCTTTGATAAACAGAGAATTGGATATATCCGCTATCCCTTTAGCTTTTCCCCGGCGAACAGCCAGCCGGTAAAGTGAGATTGCTGATTTATCTCTTCTTAAATTATCAATGTCGATTTCCAGTGTGTCGGCTATCTGCTGTTCCGTTAATCCACGCCCTGCCAATGCCTCCACCTTATCTAGCGTCGGCTTATCCATCATCAGGCCCTCTTGGGATAGGGTTTATGACGTGATATCAGGATTTTTTTCATTTTCTTGTCGAGAGGCATCAGGTATTTATGCTTTCCTGATGTTTTAAACTCTTGGGCGTTGGGATCTAAATGCTGGCGAATTGATTCAAGATTTTGTTTTACCCCCTTGGCAGAAACACTGCGCGGATGGGTTTTCTTACCCTTGATAATGAATGCACCCACCGTTCCGGCCCCAAATAACCCCTCATATATCCAATTGGTGGCCTGATAAATTCCGCCATGATGATTTTGGTCTTTATCTGCATAGGAGACGATTAACCGCAGACCCGGACAGACATCAGCAAGAAATTTAATCGCTTTAGCCAATATCTGACTAACTGGCGATATATGCTGGCGTAACGCTACGCGGGTAAGTTCGCAAACTTGATCCTGCTGTAAACTGTATGGCTGCCCGATATGGTTATTAGCGCCGCGGCTAAAAATAACGACACCAATAAATTTCCCATCTTCCCACGCGCCCACTTTTACCAATTTTCCCACTGGTACCGCTTTGGCATAATGCCAGTTAAGGCAGGCAAAGCTGGCCGCTTGATGAGTCGCCCAATCCACCGTGAGTGCAGTCATAGGACACCCCCACAGTGTGGGCAGAGTTTGGCGTCCAGGTGATCGAGCTTTCCCTGATCATCTTCGTTACCAGGCAGGAAATCGAGATTCAACATTTGATCGATTTCATCAGACGAAAATCCGGTTAGACCAAGGTCAAAATTTTCTGCCAATAAATCACTTAATTCCAAAGTTAAGAGATCCTGATCCCATCCAGCATTCAGTGGTAATTTATTGTCAGCAAGACGATAGGCTTTTTTCTCAGACTCCGTTAACCCAGATAGTGTGATGGTAGGAACTTGTTCCATACCCAACTGTTCCGCTGCCAATAAACGACCATGACCCGCAATTACCTCACCCCGCTCATCAATAAGAATTGGATTTGTCCAACCGAACTGTTTAATACTCGCCGCAACTTCATCTACTTGCTCCGCTGAGTGTGTCCTGGCATTTTTTGCGTAAACAATCAACGAACTGAGTGATTTATAGGCTATCTCTAATTTATTCTGATTTTTTACTATGGTCATTTTGCATGTTCCAACTATTATGACCCTGCTCTCGAGAGCAAGTGGGCCTTGGTTCGTACTCATGACCTAACCTGTGGGTATGAATGGCCGTTAGTAGCTCCAACTACTCGCGGTCGCCCACCTTCCTAAATAAAAAAACCACCAGCAAATAACGGTTAAGGTAACCAGGCAGGATATGCAGGTAGCTTTGCTTGCGCATTTCACAACAGCCTCGTAAAACTGCTGTGAAATAAACATGATTATTGATATTAAAAGTTTTTTAACAATAAGTTAAGGTTGAGCTTTGTTAACCGAATTTTTACACCATTTCATTAATAATGAGGTTTTTTCATGAACGTAAAGATGCTCAAAGATTTTTTTAAAGGATCTGATTTCGCTGACGGGATAATCGCTGTGTCAGAAACAGATGATAATTTGGGCAGCGTCTTACGAGTGCATCTACTAAGCGAAATGTTTTTAGAGGCCTTCATATGTAGCAGCGTTGGTAATAAAGAACTGTTTGATCCGAAACCACTGGATAAAGTCAGATTCAATCTAACCTATTCAAATAAATTAAAATTGGCGCTTAAGCTAGGGCTTCCCACTCCTATTTTTAAAGCAATGGATACATTAAATGATCTTAGAAATGGTTTTGCTCATAATTTAGGGCAGAGTGAAATCAAAGATAGTTACCTTGAAAGTATGATCTCACACATCAATAAAATAGAAGGTACTGGGGATTTGCCTCTTTCAGAACAAGGAGCACAATTCTTCAACAAGGACGGAACTGTCAGGGCAAGATACTCTCTTGAATCCGATGAAACACCAAATAGAGTGAAGCTTTTGATCCTTTATGCTGCATTAGTACGAAGAGCATATACAACTTTTACAAAAGCTTAGTTACCAGAATATGTTAGCCCGTCAATACATACGGCCTAAATTAATTATGTTATTTCTTTTCGTTACGTTGCCGCCAATTAATCACTTCATCGAGCCGCCCCTTACAGATCCGCAGCTCACGTTTCAACACCAGCGCATATAACCCACTATCGCTCCAAGTGGTACCGACGAATTCCGGTACCTCACATTCCGTGAGTGCTGATTCAGGTGGTAGCAATACAGGGCAATTTGTTGCTGGGCGTGGTACCGACTTACTCGCGCAAGATGTTAATGCTAGCGTCAGGCATGCGCTGAATAGCACATTTATCATCTGACGCTGCCGCCAGAAACCGCTTGAGCCTTTCGTCACTTTCATTGCGTAGTTTCCTTTCGTTCTCTAGCTGACGGGTTGTGGCTGCTCGGTTGGCGGCTTCATTCACTTGGTATGCATCAATGATGTTTCCCAGTGCCGTGTTTGTTGCTTGCTCGGCCACCAGCTCCGCTTCCGTTTTTTCGACCTTATTTGATAGGCGATAACTGTTAAAAAACAGAGCCGACACAACCACCACCAACACAGCAATAACTATCCCAATGGCCTTATTCATCCAGCCCCCAGCATGTCAGCTCGCTTTCTTGCGCGCGGCGTTCTATCTGGCCGTAGCAATTATTAGAGCGAATATGGCAATCCTTGCCACCGTCATATACCCAGCGTTTGATTTCAGCGCATGCGCCTTTGCGGTCGCCAGCATTAAGTTTGCGGTAAAAGGTGGAGGTAAAACATTTACTCGGGCCGATGTTATAGGGGCAAAACGAAGCGATACCGGCCATCTGTGGTTCAGTCAGCGGTACCCGGACATTTTTCTTCACCCAGTTGATGGCCTTGTCAGCCTCCAGCTTATTCACCTCAGCGCATTTCTCCGCTGACAGCTTCATGCCTTTCACTACCGGCTTACCATCAACTACTGTGGCACCACGGCAAATAGTCCAAATCCCCTTTCCATCTGGATAAGCTACAAGCCGGTTACCCTCTTTCTCATTCAAAAGCTGATCAAGAATTATGGTTGCCGGTGCTGCAACCATAATCAGAGCCAGGACAGCTGCGCTTAATTTGCTTTTGGTCGAGGCCATCACTCACCATCCGGTTTATAGCCGTGGCGGCGATCCCAAATTTTCACACCTGCATTAAGCAAGAATGTCAGGGCCATAAAAAACAAAGAGCCAAGTACACCGATAACTGTCCACTCATCAGGTGTGAATCCAGCAATTAGCTCTTTAACCCAAAAAATGAAACTACCACCCGACACGGTATAGGAGACCGCTGTTGTTATATTGCTCATTTTCATAGTCTCCCCCTCCCTGATGGGTTGGGTGTTTTTAAAAATAAAAAGGCCACGCAAAATAGCGCAGCCCCACAATTATTGGCTTGTCATTTTTCTATATCTGTTGTTGATGTTAATATCCCATTTCTCATATTTAAAAAAGGAATACATCATGCGTAACACTGTAATTAATGCTCTTGAATGTTGGGCATCTAGACCGACGTGGTTCAGTTCTCATCCAAGTGACGCTATCGAGTTAAGAAAAGCAATTTCAAACCTAAAGAAAATATCCCCACCGCCAACTATCAGCGAGCTAATTGAAGCTATCACCCATCATGTTGAAGATGCACCAACCATGCCTGGCACACCGAAAAACATCGACACCGCAGTTAATGAGTTCGCACATAAAATTGTTTCAAAGTTATAGAAATCAATTTTAGTCAAATTGATTCCATATATATAAATAAAGGAAGGTGATTAATGAAAATAGAAGGACTCTCTGCTCTGTATCAGAATATGCGCACTCAGAGCATCAAACGTACTACCTTCCAATACCGTCACAATAATGTGTATTTTGATGTAATGTTTATTATAGATAGCAAACCATTCAAACTTCTTTTTGGCGCTATTGGTCATGATTGTGGGTTCTATGTAAACGTCAACCCGGGTTTTGACATCTCACCAATGATCCAGCCAAGTTCAGCATATTATGATTTATGTAAAGCTTTAGGACTAACCAAAGATTCCAGCAATCCTTTTAGCACTAAAAAATTTTTCGAGCATTTTGCGGCAAAAATACCGACAAGCTGCAGTAAGGAAAACATATCACCAATTCCTTCATCTATTACTCCAAATATTGATTCCGTAGATAAGACATTTTTTAGTCACTGGAAAAATAACAGTGAGAAAAGTGGTAATGTTACAGATCAAAATCTTGCAAAAACACTTAAAGCATTTGGTTCAATCATTAAGGACTTCTGCAAAGAGATGAATATCAGTAGCTGTTGGTCTGTTATTGATAAAAATAAGAAAACCCGCGAGTAGCGGGTTAATTATAATTATGACAACATATCTAATTAACGTTAAATATGCGCCTTTTTGTTCGGTTTTGCAATATCTAGTCGCTAACTTCGTCAATAATAGGATCTGGACGACGATTTAAGACCAGTTGTAGCGCTTCTGCATCCAGTTCCTCAAAAGCCTGTTTCAGTCGTGCCCAATGCGGCGCATATACCTCACACCACGTTGAACGAGAAATACTCATAAGAGTGGCTAGCGCACTACCCGCATATTCTTTGTAAGTCTCATTGTTATTTTTTGCAGCAACGTCTTGTGCGGCAAGCCAAACGAGCGAAACAAGCCGTTTCTTTACCTTGGTTTGTACCGGATTATCAGATAGGTGCTTCTGGTATATCTCCCAAATATGTTTGCAAAATAACACTTGGTACTCAAATTTTAAATTAAAGCCATAGCAGTAATTCAGCCACGCATTTTGAAATTCATTAAGGGTGTTCACCGCTCGCCGCCATGAACACAAAGAAAACTCAAATTCATTCATTGGTGGCATTGGACGTTTACGGCTCCGAGTTTCAAGAGCATAAGTGGGTGTCGTTAGCATGCAAACCTCCCGCCCCCCTTCGAGCTGAACTTTATGGATTTTCAAGCGAGGGTAATGTTCTTTATCCGCAGGTGGATTTTCACTAAAAGCCTCAAGCTGGCCTTTGGTTCCGCCAGATATATCCACCAGCGCCTTGGTTAATTCCGTGCGCGCATATTCAAGTTGCTGTGCGTTCATCAAATGAACCCCTCTTTCTTCCAAATAGCTTGTGTCCGAAAAACACCTTCAGCATGCAAGAGCCGTAACTCATCGCGGGTGTAATCTGTTTTTATTCTTCCATCAATTGCATCATGGCAGTTGCTACACCCTATTGCGGCCTGCAAATCATCTGGCTTTAAACCTGTGCCACAGGTGCCAGACATGCGGTAATGTGCCAATACGCTGGTTTCAGAGTTGCCATTGCATATGCCGGGGATTCTTATCTGACACTCACGCCCCCTTGCCTCTTTGCGTAAATTAGCCATAAATCCCCCTACGCATAACTTAATAGCTGGCTGGCGGCGTTTTCTGCGGCGGCTGGCGTACTAAAGGTTTTGTTCAGGATGAATTGCCAAAGCACATCAAGAGTGGCTTTGTAGAGTTCGGAGAATTCAGTATCGTCCATCGAGGCAAAAGAGATCGATTTAGGCTCTTTAAATTGCGAGCCATCCGGCATTTGAATAATGGCGTAATAACCGGCTTGAATGGTTGCCCAGCGGCGAAAAGCATCAAAGGATTTAAGCAGTGTTACGCGGTCGGCCCGCTGTTCTGCCAGGGTATCGAGGTACTGACGGGCTAATTCTTCCAGCGTATCGCTATGCCCGGCATATTCTGCCAAATAGTTTACATAACCGCGCACCAGTTTCTTTTCTTCAGGCGATATGGTGCCACCGGAGGGTGTCCAGTAATCAAAACCCAGATTCAATAAAGAGAAGTATTTACGGTGAAACTTTGGATTGCGGACTTGCTTAAAATCAGCAGTGAGAATAGCCCCCAGCTTAACTTTATAATGCAGAAAATCCCTAACATCGGGCGTGGCCGGTGTCAGTGTCTCATTGCCAGATTTGATAAATGAAAGTTGTGCCATCTTGCCCCCAAGGGTGATGACACAACAACAACTTAGGTCGTCAGTTGTTCAGGCTGACATGGCTATTATACCGTTAAATATCAGGGATTGTAATGATATACCCCGCTCTTTCTGCCATCTCGATAAAGGCTGGCAGCGTTGCTATAAATTGATCCGGTCTTAATTGTGCAATACTTATTATGTTACCTTTTTCACAATGAATTACAGTTCGGCCATCCGTTGGTAAATGTTGAATCAAGTTTTCTATAGTAATCATTAAGCTAATACCTTTATGATCTCAATAACCCCATACAGGGGACCTGGTTCAACCGATTTCATGTGAATGTCAGTTAAGTAAAGTTTCATATTCAAAATAGCGGCTATAACCACATAAAAAATATGAATATCAGCGATTTCTTGTTGATTATGCCGCCATCCTCCAGATGCACAACTCCGGCATATTGGCCCTTACCAGTGCCTCGGCAAAGGGTGGCGGTACCGCATTGCCACATCTTGCTACCTGTTCAGATTTGGGCCAGAGGGTGCCATCAATATCCCGGTCAATAATGTAATCTGGCGGGAACCCGCTGGCGTTGTAGAGTTCACGGGCAATCAACATGCGCATACAAATATCAACGATGATGTATTCGCCTACCGATAGATATTGTGGTCGTGGTGCGGGGAATAAATGCCAGTCGTCTGGTAAATCGCTGAAATGATCCACCAATCGCGCACAGTTCCAGGCGTTATAGCGCTGCTCGTCGGTCAGAGGTTCTACATCAAAATTGTTTTCCACCAAGCCAAAGCGCTCTTTAGTTGTCACCGCGTGTATTGGTTCTGAGAGATCTACTGAGCCACCGGTACCGTAATACTTGGTCAGAAAGGCGTTTATTATCCCGACATGATTACCGCCGGCGGTTAAGGTCGGTACCGGTTCAGTGATCGGTTTACCATCGCGGCATGTGCCGCGCAATTGCACCAGGTGAGATGTACAAAGCGCGTGGTGATCAACCGTGGTAATAGTATGCAATGGCTGGTTAATCTCGATGCCTGCACCGGTATAATTACCGCCATAATGCTTAGCAAGATAAGCGCAGGTTAACTGGCTTTTACCGCCCCCACCCGCCGTCACGGTACCCAAAGGCGTATTGATATCATTTGCCGTACTGTTACCGAACTGACGCACAACTACCGGCGCAGCGATTGCGAAACCGTGAGTTCTGGTGATGGTCTGTAACGGATCACGTAATGACTGCCCACGGAAGCAATCATATTTGGATTTGGTGCTGGTGTGGTTGCACTTCACCGCATACGGCTCTAGCAACAAATGCTCGGCCTTGCTGGTGATGGTGGTTAGAGGCTGGTCTAGCGGATACTGCAGGCGGTCGCCACCGAAACCGGTTTGGCCCAGCCGCACAATAAACGGGTCAGGGTTATCAATAACAAACCGCTGCAACCCTTTGACAATACGGCGCAATGTATTATCAGCCAAATCTTTCTTACGACCGAAAATAGAGCGTGTTGGCTGGCTCCAATCAATACACTCCGCTGCAGTTCTCCATGGCTTCAATATACCAGAAAGCACATCTGCAGAGTTTGGCTCGCCGTGGCTTGGCTCTGGCCATACAACCGGCTCACCGTCACAACGCCCAACCACAAACAACCGCTTCCTGATGGTAGGTGTGCCGTAATCACAGGCTTTTAGCTCCCGATGATCCACGTTATAACCCAGCCCTGAAACCAACTTTGCCGCCTCAGGGCCATTGATATCTATCTTCAAAAACTCACACACTTCGGTCAGCGCTGGATGATTGCCATCAATACCGGTACCCAGCATGTCAATAAATGCCTTGAACGTTTCCCCTTTACGGGCTGGATCTGGTCGGTGATTACCCTGGCTATCCGTCAATAATGGCCCCCAGCCACGAAACTCTTCGACGTTCTCGAGCATCAGAAAACGTGGGCGCACTGCCAACGCCCAACGCAACACCACCCAGGCTAAACCACGAATTTCTTTCTTAACCGGCGTGCCGCCCTTGGCTTTGGAGAAGTGGCGGCAATCAGGACTGAACCAACCCAGCAATACCGGCAAACCACCCGTTGAGATAAGCGGATCAACACTGAAAATATCCTCAGGGTAATGCAGTGTTCGCGGGTGATTGATGGCATGCATAGCCATCGCCACTGGGTTATGGTTCATGGCAATATGTGGCTCATAGCCCAATGCTTGCTTAATGCCCTCGCAGCTCCCACCGCCACCAGCGAACCCCACAACCACCAAACCATCCTGCAAATCAGGCCGCGCTACCGTGATTTCTTTACGTCGCGCCCATGCATGAGCCGCTGTTTGGATATGCTGCGGATTATCTCGATTTAAAAACATCTGGTTCATTTGGAGCAAAAGCTGTTGCTGGTGGTCGGGACTCAACGCATGTACCGGTATAACCGATGAGGCACATTGATTTACTTCCGTAGGCCAGATCATTGAGCACCCCCGCCTTTTGTTTTGGCCCTGAGTATCGAATCCGCATAAAAACGCTCACTGACATTGTGCAAGGTAAATTCCGCTACCGGTTTTTCATCGCGGGTAATATCAACATGTGGCGATTTCATCAAGCCAATCATACGCATCTGCAACATGCGCAGCGTAATGCCGTGATCCGGATAGGATTTATCAAGCGCGGCAAGAATGCCGGTATAGGTCAATGTTTTACCCAGCATCACTGCCACCAGCTCACTGGCTTTTAGCCGCAGTGCTGATGATGTGTTAGATTTTTTAGCCGCTTTAGACTTCTCTGATTTCGTTGCTGCCGATGTAGGAATTACCACCTTTTTCGGCTTGACCGGCGGCGTATAAGGCGCTCGGCATCTGGCGCGAGCCGCCATTCCCCAGGCATCAATGATGCAGGATGAATGATCACATTTGTCGTCAATCACTGGCCGATTATCATTGATAAAATTATTACAGTTATTAATTTCCATTGGTCATACCTCGCTTATTTAACGTATCGGTTTCCTGCGGCTAGTTGCTGTGCCGGGGTTAATCCTGATGGTCGGTCAGGTGTTTTCAATTGGCGGCGAATTGGGGGGATTGGTACACCACTGGCGGCGCGTTTTTCCCACTTGGCTAACTCGATACCTGCCTGTGTTTCTAGTCCGGTATCAGTGAGTCTTTTTTCGATCCCAAGGCGCTTAAGGTCTACGCAAATCTGATATAAAACCGGGTGACGCCAGTTGAATTCCTCAGCACAACTGTATTTATAAAATTCATTCCGGTAGCGCTTAAGCTCGGCGAGAACATCCACCACAGTTAAACCCAAATGGCCACCACCATGCTCCGCCACAAGAGAAACAAACTCGGCAAAATCTGGCGGCCAAGAGTTACCAGATTCACAGCGTTTCATGCATGCGGTGCAAACTCGCTGGAGTTGGTCACCGGTCATTGTGCTAATCTGACGTTCCCACAGTTCTGACGGGCGATTGCCATTCTTCGCAGTCCAGCGGTTCGCGTAGATTTTGATCATGAGATCCCATAGGTTCCATGCCTGTGACCCGCTGTTGTTCCCAACTGAGGTATTGCTCAGAGTACGGTCGTGGGTCGCTCTGGTTGAATCTGAATTCCACATGATTTTCTCCTGTGCTTACTTGCCACTCATCGTCGAAATGCTGCGACGGGCCAAAAAATGTTTTTGCCTGCTTGATAAATTCCGTGCCAGTTTTTCCCGTCGCTTTGACGAACGCCGCATAGCGCCTTACCCCTTCCAACATCACATCAGCCGCTACGCCATCTCGCAGTCTGGCATTCCAAGCCTTGAGAGCGCCGTGTTTGTCAGGACTCCCCGGCCGACGGGGATATATCAACCAAGCCGCCTCGAATTCTGGCGGATATTCATGCCGTTTATTTTTGCCCTCGCCCTCCTGGGGTTCCAGCTCGCGACTCGAAGGCAAATTATTTTCATTCGGCCCTGTGGCGTTTTTTTCGCCATGGGACAATAGGGTTTTATCTTTTAGTTCTTTCTCTTCCTCTAACTCTTCCTCTGGTAACGCTTTTTGATCCGGTGGTGTAACGCCGCCAGCGTTACCTTTGTTGTTACCTTTTGATTTCGAATCTCTGAATTCTGTAACGCGCCGACTGGTAACTGCCCGTTTTTTAGAGCCTTTTCCGTTATGGCGTTCAAAATGTGGGAAATACATTTTTGTGCCATCATGTTTTAACCATCCAACGGAAAGCAGTGCGTCAGCGAAGCCCGACATAAAAGTGATACGGTCAATGCCAATTCGGGTAACGCTAACGGCGTTACAATCTGCGTTACCGTCGATGGTCTGCTGATCAGCCCAGACCCAAACACGGATTAACTTTCCGAGTACGGTATCCGGGTCAACATTCAGGATTTCAGCCAGTTGGAAGATCTCCGGTTTATCTGGAGTAATCACTTCGACTTTTATCCAACTTGATGCCATACCTACCCCGATTCAGTGCTGCTCTGTAACGCTGATAACGTTACATTTGGCGTGACTAGTATTAAAAAGAGCGTTAAATGCTCTCCGTTGCCCATGCATGGCTTCACGGGTAAATTGCCGTAAAATCACCCGCGCCATATTTGCTGTAATTGGCATATTTCCGTAACGGTAACCATTGCGATAAGTCAGTTTTTTAGCCATGTGACACCCGCCACGGCTTTTTAGCTTTAACGACTTTCGCTACCGGTTTATCCCGCATCCGCTTATAGGGTTTGGCATAGGTCTTAGCCCAAGCCAATGCACTGGCAAATGTAGAGTTCGGCGTATCGGTGTAATGCTTACCGCCTTGAATAGCCGCCGATCTGGCGACTGTCTCGCTAAAACCGACACGTTGCAGTTCATCTCGTAATTGTTGCTCGACTTGTTCTCTGGAAAATCTGGCCATTGGTCATACCTCGTTATGCAATCAACTGCTGTGTCACCGGAATAAGTGCATGTATTGCCTCAGTTGCTTTAATTAATTTCTGTGACATATCAGAGCAGCCCAACAACACCGCACTCATCGCCAGCGAGAAATCGCGCAATGCTTGTGCCGCCAAATAATTCACTGAATTGGGGTTTTCCAATCTGGCACGCCGCTCTCCTGGCAATGCCTGAAGTATGGCTGGAGTAAGTTCGGCGATTTTTGCTCTGGCCTTGTCAGTGTCACTATCAACCCAGCGGAACAAGCGCTGTTTGTTGTTGTGGGTGGCGTGTTCATCCTCAATGGGCGTGAGTGGAAGCTCATCACCACCGAGATCGAAATAAGCCTGTGCTACTTCTGCCGCGACAATTTCTTGTTTGGTTTCTGCTGCCCAGCTCCGCAATTCTGCGCAGATGGCATCATGTTTTAATTTCACAGTGACCTCCTTATGAAAGCTGATTTTTAAAAATCAGCGTTTACTGTGCTGGTGCTATAGGCTTGTCATAGTCAATAGGGTCGTAATGCAATTCGCCATTAGAGGCTTTCTCTAATCGAACGGCCCTTTTCTCTGGGACTAAATCACCCCAAGCAGAAACCGATGGCGGCTTAACCCCCGCAGCTTTTGCCAGAGCACTCTTGGTGCCGAAATATTGAATGGCATCTTTTTTTAACACGTCGCCTCTCCTGTTGTTAGATTTAGTTAACAAGTTATTTGTTCAGGAAATTTAAGTCAAGAGAATTTAGAATTACCTAACTATGAAAAATCCCGGTGAACGCATCAGAGAGCGGCGAAATGAGCTGCAACTAACCCAACGCAGCCTTGCAAAGGCGGTGAAAGTGTCCCATGTCACCATTTCACAATGGGAAAGCAACGACAGTTCACCTTCTGGCAAAAATCTATTTGCCCTGAGTACCGCATTACAGTGCTCACCAACGTGGATTTTATACGGGGATACAGATCAATCCCCCTCACCCGCAGTAAAGATCCCACCTGAACTTGATGAGAGAGAAGCTGAACTAATTCAATTGTTTGCGTCTCTTCCTGAATCAGAAAAAGAGCGGCACTTAACAGACCTTCGGCTTAAAGTTGATGAGTTAAACCGACTTTTTGAAGAGCTGTTACAAACCAGAAAAAAACTCGCCAAATAAATATTCATACTTTTCAAATTCTTACCGCTAATTTCGCCCTTATTGTTAAGCTTATTTAAATTTACGATTGAATTTATTGTTAGTTTAAATTAACTTTAGCCCATCAACGGCACAACAGCCGCTTAGGTAAGCAAGTTCTGACAATCTGAAAGCAGATAAAAAGGGATAGACAATGGGAAAGCTATTGGATGACCACAGTAAATATGTTGCACAAGCTAAAGCCAAGGGGGTGAATTTCATCACTCTTCGCTGCCCAATATGTAATAAAGAAATTGAAACACGCAGAGGAATAGATAACGCAGTTTGGGATTCACTAGCGACTTGCCCTCATTGCGAATCGATTTATCTAAAAATTACTGATGGTGGGAAAGCAACTGCCGAGATAATTTAACCCTTAATATTCAGGAAATTTATGGAGCAACTATTATTCGCTTTAGTTGTATCGGTATGCCCTGCTCATGAAATTTGTAGAGATATTGTCTATGAAGTTTATGACACCCAACAAGAATGTGAAAAAGTCATTTTCGAAAATAGGTTATTCAACGGCAACTGCTACCCAGTCGATGCCATTATTCATCAACAATAACGAGGTATGACCAATGAAATTTAAAGAAATTAAATTATCTATTAAACCACTTCATAATGACGTTGCTCAGTTATCCGCAGAAAATGAAGTAATCGGCTATGCCGTTAAAAATAAAGAGGCTAATTTACCGCTGGCTTCTATTGTTTTGCCTAGTGGTGAAACTTTAGGGGATTATCACTGTATGGGCTGTGCAATTAAAGCCGCCGCTCAGCATTATATTGGTATTGGCGAAGATGAAGTCATTGAGGCCAATTTCAGCTTCGGTAATAACAACGTCCGTAACTTATTATTAGCTGCTTTGTTATCAAGTGTTGTTGATGATTTAACCACTCAATCCAGACATTAATAATTGCAGCCAACACCAGTGAAACGGTCGTAAAACTCAGCTCATTAAAGTGGATATATCGACGCCGAAAACGTAACCGGCATTAAAACAGACGTAAAAAAGCCCACACAAGGTGGGCAATCTTACCGGCTTAACGTCCCGGTGACGGCAGAGTCAGCGACCAAACCGACTCTAGCGAGGTATGACCAATGGCTTCCACCACTGGACGCCGAAATTATAGCGAGATCTCTATGCAAAAGACAACACTTAGAATCCTGGCTGATTCTATCGTCATCGCTAATGCTGCTAAATCCCCCGCATTAGTCGAAGTTGGAGCGAGTCCAGACGCAATAATGGGCACTGTTTCAGATCTAATAGAATCCGGCATTGTAGATGTACGTGATTTAATTTCTCTGGCTTTAGAAAAAATTAAAAAATGTGACTCTACGTCGTTAGATCATGTATTACCCACAGATGAATTAATAGCACTGACCGATTGTTATTATCAGATTAAAAATAATTAGCGAGGAATGACCAATGAGCTTATTTGTATGTGGGTTTCTACCCAAAAAATCAGCTATGGCAAATGGTGCTGTAGCCATGGCGATTACTGTTGATGCCAAAAATCAAAAAATGGCAACAATGAAATCCACCATGTTATTAGAAGGGGAATTCCCCGGATCAAGTAGTAATTTCTTTGCCCCTAAAGTTTGTGCTGATCGTGTGGGTTCCCCTCGCCCTCCGGTACATGATGATGCTGAAGATAATGCCATATTCAGCACTGAATGGATGGAACATAATCAATGGAATGATGAAACTAAAGAATTTGAACCTATCGTCGTTGATAATACTGATGAAATTGACAATGTTAAAAACATCTTCGATTTACCAATTAACGTAAGAATTGCATATGTTTTATTATATGGCGTAGAGCCTGAAATTGTTGATAGCCATCTATTATCTAATGCATACGATTTAATTAATGATGATGAATCAGAGCCGTTATATCGTGCAGTTATTGATGGCTTGCCACGCTTACCACAAGTTAAGCACATGTACATCACTACATTGGCACAACTGATTGATGATGTTCAGGCCCACACTCCGGTATTTAAATCATGGCCGGACGTTAACAAGTTTGCTGAAAAGTGGATCAACTCCCGTCCAGATGAGCGGGAACACCCTGGCCATCAAGCGAATGAACAAGCCAATTCATCGCCTACGCCAGCGGGTCATCGTGAACGCGATTATAAGCATGATTACGCCTCTCTCGATCTTGAAGTCGCCTGCGCCCTGTTCCCCAGTGATTATGATGTTTGGGAAGTGCCATCATCCATTTATCGTGGCGCTAAAGAAAAAGTAGAGAAAGGTGATGAGGCTTGGCGGCGCTGGTCAACAGCTTTACGGATTGTCCCTGCCATTTTAGCGGTTTCCCGTGATGATCTGTTTGCAATGATCCGCAGTGCTGAATTGGATATTCATAAAGACCCAGCCAAGCTGAAAGCCTATATCAATCAGTGTTTACAGCTTGATGTAATCAAAGCCGATGATGTGAAAGTAGCAAACCTTGGCGATGGCAAATTTAGTGTTGATGGCTTGACCAGCGCAGCCAACGATTCACCGGCGAATACCAGCACAATCGAAAAACCAAAAACTGATACAAAAGTGCCAAAAGGTGCAACAGAACAGCCCAATCATGTATCAAACATTGCAAATAGCGCCATTAATGATGAAACGGCGACCATTAACGCCGAGACCCATACCAATAAGCAGATAGAACCTGAATCACCGCATCCTACCGCAGATGAGTTCCAACAGCGGGCATCACAGATCGATCAGGATATATCTAAGTTACCCAAAGAGTCTCAGGATAATTTAAGTATCTGGAAATCAGTACAGCGCACCGATCCCGCGCGTACCAAGCGCAAAGATACGACCAAAAATGGCAAAGTCATTCGCTCTGTGACCAGCATCAATCCTACCTATCAGACAATGAGAGCCACGGAAATCTTTGGCCCCTTTGGTAGCGGCTGGGGCGTGGATATTATCAGTGAGGAATTTATACCCGGCATCCCATTTATGGAGTCGATTCTGGATAGCAACAATCGAGAGATCGGGCGTAAACCCATGCGTGATGGGGATGGCACCATTCTACGGACCTCCAACCACACTATGCGGATTGAACTGTGGTACCAATACGCAGGAGGTCGGGGCCGCTTCCCTGCTTTTGGTCATACCAAACATATTTATCAGAGTACAAATGGTTTCATTTGTGACGATGAAGTCAGCAAAAAAAGCCTAACGGACGCCACGACCAAAGCATTAGCACAGCTTGGTTTCAGCGCTGATGTATTTATGGGGCTGTTTGATGATGCTGAATACACCGCCGACAATAATATTGAGTTTGGTATTAAAAATGCCAGCACTAAAGCTGATGATGTGGTTCGTCTGCGTAAAGAGTTAGACGACAAATTCAAAGCCAATACCGAGACGATGAAAACAGCAGTCACGGCGAATGAAGTGACAAAAATCAGCACCTCACTAACACGCACCATCGGGGTTCATCTCAAAAATGCCGAATCATCCCATGATGATGAGCACGTCAAATATCTGACCGGACGCCTAACCCGTTTGAATCAAATCAAAGATGAGTGCCTGGCAAAATTTGTCACTGAGGGAGAAAAAGCATGAGCACAAGCGCCATATCATTAGCCACTGATTACCGCAAATTGCAGGAAATGGCCGATAGCGGTGATGAACTCACCCCCGAAATGGTCGCTGACACTCTCTCTGGCATTGAGGGCATGCTGGAAGATAAGTTCGATGCCTTGATGGCACTGGTACGTAACACGCTGGGTCAGGCAGAAATATGTGCCAACGAAGCCAAACGGATGAGTGCACGCAAGAAAAGTTTTGATAATCAGGCTGAAATCTACCGTAAATATATATTGGAATGCATGATTCAGGCCGGTAAAGACTCGATCAAAACGGCGTCCAATACCTTCACTGCCCGAAAAGGGACAAAAAAACTCGTCATCACCGATGTGAATTTGTTGCCTGATGAATATGTCGACTCCGTTTCTCAGGTGCAAATTATCACCACCCCAAAAGCCGATGAAATCAAAGCTGCCTTAAATGAGGGCCTATTGATTGCCGGTGCCAAGTTTGAAACTGGCGAACGTTCGTTAGCCGTCCGCTAACTGATTTTTAAAAATCAAAACTGAACCGGTCAGCACGTTACTATGCTGGCCGGTCATATCGAGGTATGACCAATGGCTAAATTAATGACATTAACCGAATGGTGTGATGAAACGTATACGACTGACAAGCCGACGATTCAAACACTCCAACGCTGGGCCAGAAACGGTAACTTTTACCCTGCAGCAGAAAAACACGGCAGACAATATCGCGTGCGGCCCGGTGCCATTTATATACAGCCCAAAAGCTACAGAATGGCGAAAGCGCTGAACATTTCACATTCTACGATACCGCCAATATTGGAGAAGATGGGTTATGGCAAAAAGGCCGGGAAAGTATGACGCTAATTTGCCCAAAAACCTCACCTTTAGGCGTGTTCAACTAACTTTCTATTGGCGCAACCCGCTAACTGGAAAGGAGTTATCTCTCGGCAAAATTGCCCGGCGAGACGCCATATCCCAAGCCATTGAAGCCAATAATTTCATTGAACAAAACTACACTCCTGTCGCACTACTAGAAAAGCTCAAAGGCACGCAGGAGTTCACACTGGCAGCATGGCTAAAACGATATGACGTCATCTATAAGCGCCGGGAATTGGCCGAAAACACCTATAAAGTTCGCAAGGGACAAATAGCCATGATCAGCGAAAAAATGGGCAACAGGGTGTTAGCTAAAATCAGCACGCGCCATATTGCCGAGTTTTTAGAGTTTTGGGTGGCACAGGACAAAAAAACTATGGCCGCTACTATGCGGTCAGTGTTGTCTGATATTTTCCGAGAAGCGATTGTCGAGGGCCATATAGATAATAATCCAGTGACACCGACACGCTCAGCTAAACCGGTGGTGAAACGTGAGCGCCTGGAACTGGATCAGTATCTCGCTATTCGTGAGGTCGCTGTCACATTACCGGCGTGGTTTGGGCTATCAATGGATCTGGCGCTAGTCACTGGCCAACGACGTGAGGATTTATCTCTGATGCGCTTTGACCAGATTGTTGATGGCAGATTACAGATAGACCAAGGCAAAACCGGAGCCATGATCTCCCTGCCCTTAGATCTTGAACTTAAAGCCGTTGGCCTACGCCTTAGCACCGTGATTGAACAATGTAGATTAGCCAGTAAAACAGATTTTATGATAAGTGCTGGCATCAGAAAAAATAGCCCTGATGGATCACTACATCCAGACAGCCTGACAAAGAAATTCGTAACGGCGAGAAAAGGAACAGATTTTCGTTTTGATGAGAGCCCACCAACTTTTCACGAGATCAGAAGTCTCGCTGGGCGATTGTATGAAAAGGAAAAAGGTAAAGAATTTGCGATGAAACTGCTGGGGCATAAATCGGAGAAGATGACGAACAAGTATCTGGATACGAGGGGTAAAGAATACGTAATGCTATAAAAGACCGAATATCAGATTTCGATAAAATTTCGATAAATTTCGATAAACCACAAAATTCACCTTTAAAATCAACAACTTAAAAAGAGACCGAATACGATTCCTATATTCGGTCTAGGGAAATGGCTCTTGGGAGAGAGCCGTGCGCTAAAAGTTGGCATTAACGTAGGCTTGTTCAGCCATACTCTTTAAGAGTAGTCGAGGTCATGTGTTTCGCCAACTTAGTAACAGAAGTAATTAATAACGGTTGCAAACTAATTTAAATGATACAAATTAGCCCACCAGTTAAGAAAGGTAATTATCTGTTAAATAGAAAATAAAGGCCGTAGCGACGCTCAGGTTGTCGTGCTTACTTTTCGCATAAAGTCATCGCACGCTGCTGGAAAGGTAGCAAACTCATCTTTTGGCCAGGATTCTCGCTATCATCTAATAATAAAATATCTAGCGGTTTCGCGAGGACATGACCTGCTTTCATTTGTTCTGATGCAACATCATTAAGTGGATATTGCGCTAATGTACTGGGATTTATCACAAACAAAGCACCGCCTGAACGGCATTCCAACATCACCTCTTCTCGGGTAAATGCCCATTGTTTGCCAAATTCAAACTTACTGACAGTCACTATTTTCCCAGCGGCAAAAGCATTCACGGATAGCATCAGTAACGATAACGTCAGCACCAAACCTTTCATTTCAATCATCCTCAATTAACTGATTGTTTTGATTTTCTCGCATAAAGAGGAGGCGATGCAAGCTTAACGGCAATAACTATCATGTATAGTTTTTCACTATACCGGTGCCATTGTGGCAAAAATACTCACTAAAAGTAATACCGCAGCGCCAAGGACGATTTCAGCACAGCTGTTTACCACTAACCAATAGTGGGCTTTTACTGGCAATTTACGCAGCATGGGAACAATCAGATAGCGGTTAATGATCGCTACAACAACCATAAACAGTACCAATATTGCCTTACTGAGTAATAGCATCTGATAGACGGATGTCAGCGCTAAAGAGGTCTCACGCAATATAATAATGCTGTTAATCATACCAGTGACCAATACCAACGCGACTGCCAAATGTCCCCAACTTGAAAACCGAATCAACGTCGTGATGGCTTCACGTTTCACATCATCCCGACGTGTATATGCAAGGCAAACAAGCAACACGGGCAAGCATCCCAACCAATAGCCCGCACTGAGCAGATGTATGATTTGGTTAGTCTGATGAACCCATCCCAGTACGCCATCGTGCATTGCAGCGTGCCCGGTAAATGCCAAACTAGCCAGTAGCAAGGTTGAGCAAGCCACCATCAACTGATAGTAAAAACGGGTTGTGCCGAGTAATACTACCCACATACTCAATATGGATAAGCCGAGATGCCATTGCCATATCTCGCCAAAACGAGTCCCCAACACCGCCCACCATACACTCAGTCTGTAGGTATCAGACCAGCCATCGCCCATCATGCCAGCTTGAATGGCTAAAAGCCCGATCGCTGAGGCTAGCCCCAGAAAGGTGCTGAATATAAGGAGTGGCGATAAGCGGTTTTTGAGTATCGAAGAAAAACGGTCTGGGGCGAGTACGGCGGTGAAAATACTGATACCAAACATCAGCATCACCGCCAAAAAATGCAGAAAGCGACACAGAACGAATAGAGTCGCCAGTGACATATTATTTCACTGTGAAGCTGTATGTGCCTTTGGTTTTATGACCATCAACAGACACAACATGCCATGAAACATTATATTTACCTGCTTTCAATGCACTATCGATCGGCAAAATTAATTGCGTATTGTTGGCTGGATCCAATTTCAGTTCGCCAGTTTTCACCACATCGTTATCTGGGCCTGTCACTTTCACGCCACTGAAATTCAACTCAATGCCTTCAGAGAAGCCCAGTGTCACGGCTTCTGGCGCTGAACCGATAGTGGCATCAGCAGCAGGAGATTCAATTTTCAGATGTGCGTGGGCCAGAGCTTGCTGACTAGATAACCCAACAAATAACACAATCAGTGCCGAAAGCATGCGGCAAGAAGAACGTACTTTGTGAATAAACATAATATCCCTTAATCGATGGGGAGAATAATCAATCTGCTACCAACCATATCCTATATTGGCAGCGCGAACCCCTATCACTTCCAGTCAATTGCACTACCTGTGAGGTAGGGCACAAAATAAAACGCCAAATTATGAGCAGCGGTTGAAATATAACCAATAATTGAGCGGCAATTAATCTCATCCTACCCGTCACCTTTTATCATAAATGATAACGATTTGAATATAGCAAGACAAGAAACCATAGCTAAACAATATGTTATTAGCACAAAACAATAAAATTAAGAGGAAACAGCAGCGGTGAGCATGGCGTATATACAATAAAAAACCGCAGTTTCCGGTTCCACTAAGCAGTGGATAGAAACTGCGGCAAGTTCAAATCAAGCCCAAATATTAAGCCTGAACGTGGTTCTGTGCTGCCATTGTTTTTAAATCTTTATCGACGAAGAACAATGAATTGCCGCTATTACCCACCAATGCCAGTTTATCCAAGATAGATTTGAACAGCTTTTCTTCTTCATGCTGTTCAGCCACATACCATTGCAGGAAATTGAATGTGGAGTAATCGTGTGTGGTCATTGCAACATGGGCGAGTTCATTAATTTGAGTCGTAATGAGTTGCTCGTGTTCGTAGGTCAGTTTGAATACATCAGCCAGTGATGCAAAATCAACCGGCGGTGCACTGATAGTGCCTAATATCGGCATGGAGCCTGTCCCACTCAGGTATTCAAACAAACGCTGCATATGCTGCATCTCTTCTTGAGAATGCTCCTTTAAAAATGCAGCAGCCCCTTCAAAGCCTTTATCACTACACCAGGCACTCATCTGCAAATAAAGATTGGCCGAGTAAAACTCCAGATTCAGCTGCTCATTAAGCTTCTGTGCCATTTCTGTTTTCAACATAATAATTCCCTAATTTTTATAATGCAGGTAAGCAACGGTTAACTTGGGGTATTATGCCAAGATAAAAACAAAATAAGAACACCCTATTCACATTAATATCTATAAATAACCTAACATAATGATTTATATCTTTTTTATAGAATATATAATCATGGAGTTAATTCTTATAAGAATCATTCACATTACCGTGTAAATACTAAAAGGAATGATTCCTATTTGCGCTGAAATTAAATTAATAATATTACGAATGTTGCAGGTTAATATTATTTAACGACAAAGGGTTTTAAACTAGCGCTATTAAACCACATTACCCACTTGCCAATATCTATCCGCTGCATTACCTTTTGCGCCATAACTGCCCACGCAGCACGAAGGAGAAAACAATGGGATATAATCTGGCTGAGCTTTCGGATGAAGAAACAGCAAAAATGAATGTTGATCTGGCCGCCTCTGGTGTCGCATTTAAAGAGCGCTACAATATGCCAGTCATACCTGAAATGGTTGCACGAGAACAACCTGATGAGCTACGAGAGTACTTTTTGCAACGGCTGGCACACTACCGTAGTGAATCCAATAAATTCTCTCGCTTGCCGTATGAACCCAAAATGAAATCATGAGCAAAAAGGCTCCCGCACAGGGTCTGCGGGAGTTTGTCGGCGACAATGGCTAGAGTTTTCGGGCAAACTTGTCGGTTGCAAGAATCAGTTGATGCAAGATACCCGGTTCGTCAAAGGAATGCCCTGCGCCTTCGACAATATGCAATTCAGCTTCCGGCCATGCTTTGGCTAAATCCCATGCATTCTGTGGCCGACAAGCCATATCATATCGCCCATGAATAATTACCGCTGGGATATGGCGAATGCGTTCGATATTATCCAGCAGTTGGTTGTCATTATCCAAAAAACCGAAGTGAGTAAAATAGTGATTTTCAATGCGAGCAAAAGCAAGAGCGAAGTCATCTTCACCAAAGGAAGCTGCGTTTTTAGCGGGCAAGAGAGTCACCGTTTCCCCCTCCCACAGACTCCAAATTTTAGCCGCCTCTAATTGTACAGCCTTATCGGATGAGGTTAGCCGCTTGCGATAAGCTGCGATGACATTACCCTGCTCTTCTGGCGATAAGATAGATAACACTCGCTGCCATTTATCAGGGAAAAAACGGGAAGCGCCATCCTGATAATACCAATCCAACTCTTTTTTTCGCAGCGTAAATATCCCGCGTAACACCATCTCACTGACCCGTTCCGGGTGGGTTTCGCCGTAGGCCAGTGCAAGAGTTGAACCCCACGACCCGCCAAATATCAGCCATTTATCAACCCCAGCCATCTGACGTAGTCGTTCAATATCCTCGACTAAATGCCAGGTTGTGTTGTTATCCAAGCTGGCATGGGGTTTGGATCGCCCACAGCCACGTTGGTCAAACAGTAATACTTTGTATTCCGCTGGGTTGAAAAGTTGGCGATGATAAGGTGCTATCCCACCACCTGGGCCACCATGAATAAATATAGCGGGTTTACCCTTAGGGTTACCACAGAGTTCCCAGTAAATCTGGTGGCCATCTCCCGTGTCTAGTAAACCACTATCGTAAGGTTCATACGCTGGATAAAGTCCACGTAATTGTTCCATTATTTTTCCATGTTTGTTAAGACACTAAAGTTATCAAAGCCTATACGGCCCTAAGGGTCAACGATAAAACATGACATTTACGCCAATCAGTCCATTAATTCCATCAACAGGTGATAAATGCACCATAAGTTAATTGATTTTGGGGCGCTGCGTCACAGTCATTAAGCAGTAATAAGGGCTGTGAGTATTTAATAATTTGCTAATTAAACAATAGGATAATTAGATATACACTTTCTTCCCTTGCAACTCACCCTGATTAGGTGGTTAATAGGAGGGCGTACCAACCTAACCAAAGGTAAAGAGAGGCAAGCCATGAGTAAGGGAATGGACAGCAAAAAGAACGCGAAGAAAAAGCCACTAAAAACGCCAGCTGAGAAAAAAGCTGAGAAACGCGCTAAAAAGTCATCTTCTACTAGCGCAGAATAACGGACTTTTCGTCTCGTCAGTCAACCCGCCACGCCAGGCGGGTTAATGAGATGGTCACCCCCACCCTGTGAGCGGTAAGCTGACAGGGTTTTCTTTTTGGAGGGATCATCATGCAAAACGTTACGCTCATCGGCATCGA